GACAAATACGCTAGAGCCAGTTATAAAGCGATACATAACACAGAAGGAGAAATAGAATTACATGACATTACAAGAGTCACAGATGAATCTATTCGAGGAATCGGAAGTGTGGACGCTATCTGTGGAGGATTTCCGTGTCAGGCTTTCTCAATTGCAGGAAACAGACGAGGTTTTGAAGATACACGAGGAACTTTGTTCTTTGAAATTGCTAGGTTCGCATCTATTCTCAGACCTAAATATCTATTCCTTGAAAATGTCAAAGGACTCCTCAACCATGACAAAGGAAATACCTTTGAGGTCATCCTCTCAGCGTTGGATGAACTTGGGTATGATGTGGAATGGCAAGTGCTTAACAGCAAGAATTTTGGAGTCCCCCAAAATCGGGAACGTGTGTTCATTATCGGACATCTTAGAGGAAAAAGTGGACGAAAAGTATTTCCTCTAAGCGGAGATGGTGCAACGATTACTTGTGAACAACCAAAAATAAACAAGGTTGGGAATATTAGAAAAAAAGGGAAATCACAAAGTGGTGATGTCGTCTCAGTTGACTCGATGGCTCCTACTCTGTGTAGTACTACGACACAAAAAGATCCGTTAAAAGTTGCTATACCAGTATTGACACCAGACAGATCAGAAAAACGGCAAAATGGACGCAGATTTAAGATGGATGGCGAGCCTATGTTTACGCTGACAGCACAAGATAGACATGGGGTTATTGTAGAAAACAAAGTCAAGCAAATAGGGAATTTGATTGATACAGAAAGTTTCGGTAGTAACCCCCATAGAGGACGTGTATATGACGTAAGTGGAATCTCGCCATGCCTTAATTGCATGGGTGGTGGAGGACTTGAACCTAAAATCAGAGTCAAAGAAGCAACAAAGCAAGGATATGCAGAAGCAGAAGTTGGCGATAGCGTGAACTTGTCACATCCAAACTCAAAAACTAGACGAGGTAGAGTTGGGAAGCAAGTAGCCAATACTCTCTTGACTGGAGAAAGTCAAGGAGTAATTGAGCCTGATTTTAGAATTAGAAAACTAACACCTCGTGAATGTTGGAGATTGCAAGGATTCCCAGACTGGGCTTTTGACAAAGCGCAAGAAGTGAATAGCAACAGTCAATTATACAAGCAAGCAGGAAACAGTGTGACAGTCAATGTCATTGCTGCAATAGCAAAGGAGCTACAATGGAAAATCTGACATTATCGTTGGACATTTCAACTACTGCGACAGGCTGGGCCGTATTTAACGGCTCTGACCTTGTTCAGAGTGGTGTCTTAAAACATAAAAGCAAGTCTTTCTTTGAGCGTGGCCGTTTCATGGCTAGCGAACTGCGAGCGATTCAATCGAGAGCGCTCCAGAAGTACGACTGCCATTTTGAATCAATTGTGGTCGAGAAGAACTCGGTCATGGGGCCAAATCAGCAGTCTATGATTAGTATTGGAATTGTGACAGGCATTATCCTTGGCCGACTGATTGCTGACAATGTGTACTTCGTGAACGTATCAACCTGGCGCAAGTACTGGAAGTTTAGTTACAAGGACCGAAGTAAAAAATCAATGAAGATGCAGGCTGTGGCTAAAGTGTCCGATGAATTTGACCTAAACGTCAAAGACGACGAGGCTGATGCCATTCTGATTGGTTCGTACTTTGTCAATCACGGTCATGAATTCGGAGCCCTGGAAAGCCACAAGATAAGTTAAGAGGTAGAACAATGAAACGATATATAGAATTTATTGACGACGCAAAAACGTCAGCGGTGGAGCAACTTAATATTTTTTTGGAAAATCTTAGTAAAGGCTCAATTCATAAAGTAGCAGGGTATCAAGCGAACACTGACTATACTTATATTTTATTAGAGGTAGAGAATGAATTAGCGAATCAACTAGACGAACCGCAACCAGTCAAAGTTCCGCAGTTTGTGGCGGATTGGTATGAAGAGAATAAGGATGATTTTGAAGGAAATTTGTATCGATGTACCCATAATATTCCATCTACTTTTGATGGCGCTAAACTTAATGAGTTTGAAAAGTGGTTTCTAACCGCTGGCACAAAACAATTTCAAACCCTTGTCAACATGCACCAATTCGGCTACGAGGTCGAGGAAGAGAAGCGGTATTATGTGAAGATTACAGCTGCAGAACAGTATCTTGTAAGAGTTGAAGATGAGAATTTCTTGGGATTCTTACAAAGTAGATTAAGGTCTAAATTTACTCGCAAAGAACTAGAAGAAGCTGGCTTCGGCTGGGTCTTCTCTTGCGAAGGGATTGAGATTGAGGAGGTGGAGTGATGAATAATGAAGTCTTTGAAGAATTGAAAAAGCTTATGAGTTATTTTCCTGACTCATTTATAAACAGACAATTAGAACTTATTCTCATCCCCAAAACAAACACATACTTTTCTTTAAGAGATTGTTTGACAAAGAATGATGTCATTTCAAAGGTACTAATGTGGTGCACTAGAGATATTAGCAAAGCTATGCCTTATCAACAACAGAAAAGAAACATTGACTTCTATGTAGTTAATAGAACACGCTTAGAAAAATATTTAGGGTTAAGTATTAATGTAAATGTGGTTTATCATTGCTTAGGAAATGGAATTAACAAAGAACTCACATACAAATTTATCGAGAGTGGTTTTGATATGACTTTACTTTATAAGGAGATTACAGAATGAAACGTTTTATCGCAATCTGGATTCTTGTATCTGCTGGACTAAACATCTGGCAGATGGACAGGATTCGAGATTTAGAAGAGAAGAAGCCGATGGTTATCTACAAGGCAGATAACGCAGACGCTGAGATATTCGGTAAGGTCGTCGAGAAAGGACGACACGGAAAACTATACACGCTGACTATTCGTGACTACGGGATTTTCGTAGTTACTAGAGAACAGTTTGAGAAGATAAGGGTAGGGGATGAGGTGATGATGTGAAATTATTTCTTCACGAAGATTGTATGGACGTCATGAAAAGATATCCTGATAACTATTTTGATTTAGCTATTGTTGACCCACCATATTTTTCTGGTCCAGAAAAAAGAGAATACTATGGTCGAAAAGTCAGTCCGATTGGTGTCAATAGACTGTATGGCAAAACCTCGGAGTGGAAAATTCCAAATAGAGATTATTTTGATGAGTTATTTAGAGTTTCAAAAAATCAAATCATTTGGGGCGTGAACTACTTCGACTACTCTTTTGGGCCTGGCCGTATCGTTTGGGACAAAGTTAATGGCAAGTCAAGTTTCTCAGATTGTGAGATAGCGTACTGCAGTTATCATGATAGTACTCGGCTATTTCGCTATATGTGGAATGGAATGATGCAAGGCAAGTCAATATCTGAAGGTCATATACAACAAGGAAATAAGACCTTAAATGAGGTTAGAATCCATCCGACACAAAAACCGATAAATCTTTATCTTTGGTTATTTCAAACTTACGCAAAAGACGGAGACAAGATTCTTGATACTCATGTTGGTTCAGCAAGTAGTTTGATTGCTTGTCAGGAGTTGGGCTTTGAATATGTCGGTTGCGAGTTTGACAAAGACATTTTCCATCTTGCTCAACAGAGACTTGATGTTTACGAGAAGAAAATAAAATTATTTTAGGAGTTATCATGAAAACACTAGAAAATGTAAAACAATGGTTTATTGACCGTGATTTAGAAAACGGTGGACGACTGGACAAGCAGTCTTTGAAACTTAGCGAAGAGTTTGGTGAGCTATGCGCAGGCTATCTCAAGAAGAATGAGCAACTGACCAAGGACAGTATCGGAGATTGCGCAGTCGTGATTGTCGGTCTGGCCTTGCTGATTAAGGTAGACGTGCAGGAGATTTTTAAATCATCGGGAAATGATAGAGATGTAATGACATGTTTTGGTTTTTTAAATAAAAATATAAGCGAATTTCAATTATATTATGATTACTTTGCTAAGGAAGTTCGTAAATCAAGCTTGATACGTACAGTAATCTGGTTAAAATCAATCAGCAATATTCTCGGTTATGATTTTGAAGAATGTTTTGAACTAGCCTATCAAGAAATCAAAGACCGCAAGGGTCGTTGGATTGGCGGCACGTTTGTCAAAGAGGAGGATTTGGAATGATACCGAAATTTAGAGCGTGGGATAACGTAAAAAAAGAAATGTTTAAAGATACTTTCGCAATAACAGAAAGTGGGCAAGTTGTAGTAGTTGAACAGGAGTCCGTCGCAAGCTCTCCGGATTATGTTTTTGTCGAACATCTGGTCATCATGCAATCAACAGGACTCAAAGACAAGAACGGTAAGGAAATCTTTGAGGGGGATATAGTCAAAATGTCTAAGGATGTCTATTCTGAACCGACTTATTATGAGGTTGTAAGACATAGAGGTGGAGCTTATCGTCTTGAATCTAAACAACACGGATGTGAATTGTGGTTACGACATACGGATTGCGAGGTCGTGGGGAATATCTACGCAAACCCAGAGCTTTTGGAGGAAAAATAATGAACCCAGAAATAATTGATAACATAAACAAACCAAGTCACTACCAAGGCGCAAACGGACTTGAGGCTATCGAGGTCGTGCATAACTTCGTTGGGAATCTTTCTGGAGCGTCTGCTTTCTTTTGGGGAAATGCAATCAAGTATATGTTACGTTTTCAGAAGAAAAACGGTCTGGAAGACCTGAAGAAAGCCAGAAAGAACCTTGATTGGCTGATTGAGGAGATGGAGAAAAATTAAAAAAGCCCAATCCATAAGGACTAGGCTTCAAAGATAAAAAAACGGAGCAAGGCAAGAAAAAAGCCAGCACAGCTGACTCCTTTGTGATATGTACGCTAAAAATATTATATCATAAAGGAGCGATGTTGTGAGGTTATTAAAAAAGGTTGACGTGCAATTCACCAAGAAAAATGTCTATGATGTTCTAGAGAGTTATCGCTCGTATGTCCGAATGGCAGGCGCTGAGTATTTGCCTAAAATCACAACGA